TTGTATCGAAGATGTTACCAACCATTTCAGGTCTTGTTTCGTCCTTCGATACTGCTAGAGCCTGAGACTGGACCAATCTCAGGGTAGCTGTCCTTAAAGACAACCCGGAGAACATAGGAGTCTCACCCTTAGTTCCACCATTTTTATTCTGGTGGTTCACCTTAACACTCCTCCTTAGCCTCAACCTCGATCATTGCACCGGCTGTTTGGCCGGAAAGGTGACCGAGGCCGTTCACACGGATGACCTTTCGGTCTGCCGCAAGGATCTCCAAGACCAGGCTTTTCACGCTGATCGACCCATCCCAAAACACCACCGCAACGTCACAAGACTGAATCAGCAATTGCCTGCTGGAGACTCTACCCCAAATCCAATCTCGGATCCGCCCCCCGAAAGTGGGTTCTCCTCTAAGCTCCTCAGAGTCCCATACCTCCAGCCCAAGCCGTTTGCCACAACTCCGCACACAGGAGGATTCCGGCATTTTGGCGTCCGTGAGGAGTACCTTGGGGGGGTCTTTACGGACCACTCGTCGGAGTAGCCTTTCAATAAGGCGTTTGTCGATCACACACCCCTCATGGAACAGGATAGCCATCTTCATGGGGGAACCCCCTTACAAGGGGCGGGCAATAGAGAAGCTATGGAAAACCTGAGTTGAGACGTTGTTAAACTGACAGATCGCTGTGATCAAAGGGGGCTTTCAGAGGTACAGGATCTAGCCTTTTACACCGAAGAACGATCGTCCGTTGGTGCTGGTGCCCGTGAGGGACTCCGCTACCTTATCCAGGTTCGGATAGGTCACCCCCCTACACTCGAAACCCTCTTCCTTCACCAGCACCTTGATCATGCTTCCCCCGTAGCGCCTCTCGATAACGGTGCCCACAGCGATCACCTTGGGGTCTCGCTTCTTCGGCTTGGGTTTCGGGGGTGCAACTTCGGCGGGAGTACCTTCCTCGGGGAGGATCTCCGGGACAGGCTCTGCAGGGGTCTCTGTAGGGGTAGGGGATGCCTCAGAGGCGTTTTCGTCCGAGAGCAGCATGGGAGTGGGGGTGGCGTTGATTTCGGCCACGTCGGCGTCCGTGGGGCTGTCCACAGGTACCGGGATGTTGCTGGGTCGTTCCGCCTTGATGATTTCCGAGAAGGAGAGCCTTCGGGGAGGGCGAAGTATCACGTCCCCGTACATCAGAGCACCGATACGAAGTACCCCAGCCAGCGTGTTGATCTTTTCGACTGTCCCAGCGGAAAAGGCGGACACCGGATCCCAATAGGAGATGGAATCCCCTACCCTGATGTTTGTAGGGTCACCCTCGGCGGGCGCTGGCCGTTTGCCCTTGCCCTTCCTACGGTAGATCAGTGTGAATGCCATCAACTACTCCCCCTCCGACACGTTCTCACAATACGTACCACCGAGACCCCCGTTATTATTACTAATTATTTTGGGGTAGCCCGTGTCGTTGTCAACGATCACTTGAAGGGCATAACGTACCCCAGACATATAGCTCTGATCCAAAGTCGTCGTTTGCTTATCCATACCGAATGGGACATCGGGAACCTCCACTGTGATCTCGGTCGTCTGGGAGACACCGGCCTCGTATGTTAAAAACACCATTAGAACGTAGGCGAAACCATAACCCTGTGGTGGTGGCGGAGGAGGTACCACCTTGGAAATATCCAACGTCACGATCCACGCCCCGTCCTCATCTGTCATTGATGTGATCTCAGGAATGAGTTCGTCAGCAAGGTTGTAACACAGAGATTCAGCATCTGACGCCACAAAACAACCAGTAGCAAGCGGGTTGAAAAACCAGATGGATGTCTCGTGGTTACATGCAAACGCTGATATGGGTCCGGGGTATTTCAGAGCCATCGTAAGCCCACCGAATGACCCCACCGTCTTGAAGGTCACTCGAATAAGGGGTTTTTCAGGTTCCGTCGTATCCGCATCAAAGATGTCGAAATCCGTGTCCTCCCCGACCGGCGTGTCAGAACTCTCTACGTCCAGATCTTCGGTGTCATCCCCGGTCTCGGCATCCTGCAAATCAGCATCTCCAGTTTCGTCAGAGACCCTGTCAAACACCGTATCCTCTCCCGGCAGGAAGGTGTCCTCCCCAGGTTCCACATCCTCAATCGGGACGTCCTCCCTAGTGATGGTGTCCTCACCACCTCCTTGGTACTCGTCGCCTTCTACCCACATGGTAGGATCCTCGATGTCAAAGCCGGTTCCGCAACCTGTCAACCCTACCGCCAAAGCCACCAGCAACCCGATGATGTGTCTCATTGCTCCCTCCTAGAAAACGATGTCGATGTCATAGTCCCGAGCGAAGTCCACGGCGTCCGTGGGGTCGAGCACCATCAGCTCGTCATCACTCGCATCCCGAGCCGAGTATCCCGTGATGGTCAGACCCTGTCGCAGGATCTTCATTGTTGCGATCAGGCTGTATGGAGCACCCAGGGCCTGCTGTGCCGTGCTGAACACCCTGGGAGCCACCACAGGGGCGGGCGGTGGTGTCACCGGAGCGGGAGCCACCGGGGGCTGGGTGAGTACCGAGGTCGGAGCCGAACTCACCGCCTTGGCGGTCGGGAACGTTGCTACCGGGTTCCCCGTGACCTTGGCGAAGTTGACTGCGCTCATCCGTACATAGGGGGTATGGGCGTAAACGTACCCCTCGGAAGTCTTGTCCGCCACCCGCTGCCGCAACTTGTCCCAGTCGATGAGCCGGTACTGCGGGGAAGAGCCGATGGCCCCGTACCCGATCTCGACCGCCTCGTTGATGCCCCGCCCCGTGGCGAACCAGTACTTGGAGGATACGCCGCTGGCGTTGGCCAGATTTGCCCCGACAAACTCCAGGCGGATTGTCCACGGGCGTCCCCGCCCTGCGATCTGCTCCGCTTCCTGCAACGTCAACTTGGCCATCACGTTTCTCCTACGGGGTCATTTGCCCCTCACACTGTCTACTCTGGTCCCGGCGACGATGATCCCACAATGATCCTACCATCCTTAAAAGAGAGCGCCAGCGTGGGATCATCTGACCGACCCTCAGAGTAGCTAATGTGAGGGGAAAGGACCCTGATCAAGGAGCACCCAATGAGCATCGACACCGCCAACGTCCACAGTATGTACCGGGGAAACAACCCAAACCCCAAGATCGGAATGGGGGCCACCATGATCATAGGGTCCGACCGTGAGCCCTACACAGTGGTCGAGGTCAGTCCGAATGGCAGGCGCTGCGTGGTGCAGGCCGACCGATCCATCCGCACTGACGACAACGGGATGTCCGACTGCCAGGACTACGACTACGAGCCGAATCATGAGGGCCGCAAGGTCACTCTGAGTCGCCGCAAGAACGGCGACTGGCGACAGGTCGGCGGCACCCAGCTCTTCTACATTGGGTACCGGAGCCGGTTCTTCGACTACAGCTTTTAGGAGGTCTGAGATGGACTCCACCCTTTCCCACCACGTTCTCGCACAGGTCACGGCTTCACACTGCTGCGTGTGCCGTGCCCACCTGACCGACGCTGAATCGGTAGAACGGGGCATCGGACCCGTGTGTAGTCGCAGATACTACGACCCCGTTCACGTTCCGACCGAGGCACAGGTGATGGACACTCTCGGCCTGCTCGCCGTGTCCAACCTGCCGGACCACCTCATCGATGCCTTCCTGACCCTGGTGAACAACGATCACACCAACGCCCGCAAAGCCAGCAACCTCCTGGTCTACTGGGCGTCAGCCCACTACGCCGACCGGGACGAGGTCTTCAAGTGCTGCGCCCTGATCCGGTCCCTCGGGTACACGGAACTGGCAGACAAGCTGGAGGTGGATCGTACCGAGGCGATGATCCTAGACAAAGGGGACCATCTCGAAGCGTTCATCTCGGACAAGGGCAAAATCCGCAGGGATATGAGTTTCATCGAGGGAGCCAAACACCTGATCGATGAGGAAATCGGTCTGATCGGGAACGTCACCAAGACCCGGATCAAGCGGGGCCACAAAGTCGGCTGGTGGGTACCCAAATCCGAGGAGGAGCACTTCCTGTGTGTCCTGGGTGTCAATATGCCCCGGTCCCTGGTGTGCGGAACGAAGGGCCTCTACGAAGTCCCCTACCGCCGCTGGTCCGACCTCATGAAGTTCCGGCACAAAACCAAACCCGCTGACCCGAAACCCCGCCTACCCGTTCAGTTGGAAATGAATCTGCTCAAGGTCATCCTGGCATGGGATCCGGTCTTCGTAACCGAGGGAACGGATGGGAAATTGCGAATAGTGACACCTTACAACGACTCCTTCATTGCCCAGCTCAAACTCCAGGTTCCCTATCGCCATCGGGCTTGGGAACGAACACAGCGGTACTGGGAGGTGTCTGCCATCTACAAAGACATTGTGCTAAAGATAATTAAAGAGAGCTACGGGGTGGCCACTCCCGTATCGAGCGCGACCACCCCGTAGCATATCAAGGAAAAGGACTTACCCGCCTCCAGGTTCGTCCCTGTAGTTCCGTCAGGCCGACTCGACCTTAGAGGCCCCCGCAGACAAGTGTTTGAAACCCAACTCCCACATTGCCGGAGCAGCCAAGCCGCCTCCAATACCCTGCGTGAGAGCCACGACCCAGGACTGGCCACCAGCCAATACCAGTCCGACCGCTGTCAGGCACCCCAATATAACAGTCACCCACGGGACAGCCTTCTTCGGGATCTTCGCCAGAATCTTGATCCGCCGCAGAAACCAGACGACCAGCATCAGGATGAAGCCGATAAATGCCGTCCAAGCACCGTGCGCTGCCAAATCAATTGCCGTCCCGATAGCTTCCCCCGCTTCCGCATCGGTCTCGGGAGGTACGACGATCTCCGCCGATGCTTCCTTCTCTTCTGCTGCGGGTGCTTCCTCTTCAGCCACAAGGACGATCTCAGAGGTTTCCTCCGCCATTACGGGGGCTTCCTCCGGGGTCTCCTCTGCGGATGCTTCCTCCTCGGCTACCTGAGCAGCCTCAGGGGTTTCCTCGACCACCACCAAAACCGGAGCCTCCTCTGCAATAGGAGCCTCCTCAATCACGGGGACATCGACAGGAGCAACCTCATGGGCAGCTTCCGCCGGAGTTGCGGGCGCATTCTCTGCAATCTCCGCCGCCGGAACCGGAAGTTCCTCAACGGAAGGTGCCTGACCCATGAGTACCATGGAGCCAAAACAGATGAGAGCAAAAAGCGCCAGTTTCCGAACGTTGCTCATTTTCTATCCTCCTTCAAAGACAGTGCTCAACACTGTCAGACATAAACAAGACCCCCAAAGCGCCACAAAACTTGGGATTTGTTATACGAAACAGGAAAGTTACTGTCCCAATTCGTTCGTAAAGTAAGGGTAGTCTTCTTTAGACTCCTTATGGACCCAACAACTACACCACGAGTACGATGACGAGCCTTCACCAAATCCCAATGTCTAAAACCCCGAAACTCAAAACGCTTTTTCGTGGGATTGTTTTCCCATACCTTCGTTCTCTTCGGGATAACCAAAAAAGACCTTAGACACAAGTAGGGCTTGCAGCCCCGACAAACCATAGCAACGGCATCTAAGTCATGTGCTTTCTCCAACTCAAGACATTTCCGCCACTTGGCAGTCATCCACCCGAAACAAACCTCGATTCTTAAGCCAATCCCATGAAGAAGCTCCCTCAGGTAATTCTTACCTGCTTGTAGATGAGCAGGATACCTAAAAGGACGAGGCTTCTTTGTCAGCACCCACAATCCTTCATGAAGATCCGCATGACATGTCCCACAAAGAGTAAGCCCATTTTGAGGGGAATCCCCACCACCTCGACTCTTAAACTGAATGTGGTGGGCTTGAAGGCGATCAGAGGTACCACAATGTTGACACTTGTATTTGTCTCGCCACAGCACCTTAGCTCGAAAACCCCCCTTACTGTATTCAGATTTCTGAAATTCTGCCCCTGTCAATTTTCGTCCTGCAACCAAACTACTTGTGTCAAACTGACCTTCTTCAATCGTAGCCTCGATGATGTTCAACCTCTTTTTGAGATCGACAAGCACTCTCAAAATGGATTCTTTCTTCTGTCGGATCGTTGGGGGCAGAAAGCCCCTTCTACCCCTGTTCCTGAATCTCGGTGCCCGAAAGCGTAACCGACTTCTCCTCGTTCGTCGATACGCTGCCCGTTGTGTCATTTTCCTCGAAACGTCTTGTCTCAAACGAATTGTGCCTCGGAAAACAACTTCTTTCTGATGCCTGTTTACAACTGCAATACCAACGTGTTTCGCTCCATCATCGATACCAACAGTGAAGGCTCCAACAGGATTCTCAACAACACGGCTCAATTGAATCGTAAACGGCACCACTTGGTGTACCTGGGCACGACCAGCTCGCAACAATTTTCTAGAGCGTGCTGGGTGAGTGGGAAGTAGCTGCTTCCCGTCAGCGTCAATCACAAAGATTTTCTGTGTCATTTAAGACACCTCCCGAAGGGAAATTGTTGTCCTCGGCAAAGTTTCCGGGCCTCTGGTTGTATCGAAGATGTTACCAACCATTTCA